GTTCACCTGGTCATTCCACCATAGCCAGTCACCAAACATCAGCTTGCAGGCATAAGAGTCCAGGCCGGCGGACTGCATCGTCGCGACTGCGTTGGTGATGGTATCGCCGCTCGGCCCGGTCAGGATCATGTAGATCCCCTCGGACAATCCGAACGACTCCTGCGTGGTCCATTGCGTCGAATTGTCCGCGTCGGCCAGCACGGCAATGCTGCATCCCTGCCCACGTAGCGCATACATGCCCAGCCGCGGCAACTGATCCACGCCCACCAGGTTGCTCGCGCTCACATTCGCACCATCGGTTCCGGGCTGGCCGGTCACGAAGGTAAAAGTGAATGCATACGGCGCCGCCCCAGTCGCGTTAGCATTCGCCACCACAATCTGGCTTGGCCCACGCTGCGGTCCCAGCCCGCCATTCACCGCTGCCGCAAGGTTTTGCCAGAAAGTGGCTCCGGTACCGCCAATATTGTCGAACAATTCGATTGGTCCGCCGGGCAGCGACACCACCAGCCGCCACGTTCCGGCTTGTGACCCAGTCGTGAGCGCCACCGAGATCTGGCTACCCAGACTGCCCGTGTACAGAGCGGTGAACAGAAAGTTGGTGTTCGGCACCAAAAACTGCGCCGCTGTGTCGGTTCCGTCGGTCGCTCGCACACAGCGGAAGTTCGCAGCTCCCTGCTGTACTGCAGTCGCTACCTGCGTGGCCATATCGTACTTGCGCGCCACGATTGGACCGAAATTGTTGGCGTAATCTGCCATGGTGGCCACGATCACGGGCTGCCCTACGGGGCCCCAGCTCGCTGTGCCCACCACGCCGACTACATTGGTCGGCACGCCGTTAAGCATGAGATTCTGTGGCGGCACGATCTGCACATACAGATCAGGCACTACCAGCGCGGTGGTGTTCACGCTGCCCTGTTGGATGATCGGCATTCTTCAGCCTTTCTGCTTCGGCTGGCTCTGCGCCGGCGGTTGCACGCGCACCACGCAGGTCGCCTGCTCGGATGCCGATATGGTCGCGATCGAGGCAGCATCCCCGATCACGTCGCCCTTTACGTACGTCCCAAAAGGACGCACCACGACGAATTGGATGGTCATTGCAAACTCCTGGTCAACTGAGCAGGGTTGTCACGCTGCCCGAACCGAGTGGCGCAAGCGTTGTGTCACCGAAGATCATTGTCGGCAGCGTGTTGGAGACCGTGGTCAGGTAATCCACCGAATAGACCAGATCACGCCGGTACAACGCCGCATCCTGGCTCTGGTCGAATTCCGTTGTCCCCACGTAGCGCAGACGCCCCGAACTGCCGTCGCTGAGGGCGATGAAGCTGACCGATGACAGCGCATTATCGATCGTTGAGGCGACGCTGTCGCGCGAGGTTGGGTCCGGGCACCAGCAGCTGATCCGGAACTGCTGCAGCTGGCTGCGCGTCCAGCAAAGCACCGGTTGATCAGCCACTACGCGCGCCAACAGCAGCCCCGCGCCGGGCACCGTTACCGTCGCTCCGTTCACCAGCGCAATGCGCTGCGTGCGGATTAACTCCGCAAGCGCCGCCGCCACCAGCTCTGGCGTGTCTCCCGTCGCCGTCCGGTGGACAACCGCGAGGGAATCCACCAACAGCCCGGCCAGTTGCCCAGTCTCTGCCGATCCCGCGAAGGTCGCACTCGTTCCGGCCACGTTCACCGTCAGCGACGGCGTCGCGGTATTTGTCGCCACCAGCCCCTCGGCCCATCGCGTCGTGTTGCGTGAAGTATCCGCTTTGGGAAACACGGTGATGTTCAGCGTGCCCGCCGCCAGATCCGTCCGCAGCGACGCCGTGTTCGGCCAGCCGCGATAGATCTTCACTATCTGCGCAAGCACACCGCTGGAAGACGACCCATTCGGGTACAGGATATTGGTGATCGTCGACACCAGAGCGTTCTCGACATCAGACTGGTCGGCCATCGCCGCGAAATCTCCTTAGCTCAGGCGCACCTCGACGCGTAAGCTCGCGTTGTGTGCGCCAGCGCGCGGGCCTCAGCCGCAATGGCCGTCTATGGCATGTGTCACAGTACGGCCGTCCAGCGGAGCAACGGCAGGTTGGTCCCATCGGTGGTCGTTTCGAGGTAGCCGACACATCGGGCGTTCGGTGTCGGCTGCGTCGAGCGATAGGCGCCGATCGGGCTGTTGCTGCGGGGTAGCGGGTTGGGGATTTGCGCGACCGTCGCCGTCGGTGGTACCGTAGTGCTGTCGAGCCAGAGTGCGTACTCAGGCATCGTTGTTCTCCTTCGCTGGAATTTTCGACGGCCATGCCACTTGTCGCCCCGTTGTTTCTGTGGTGGGCCGGCAGAGCGGAGGGCAACCTGTTCAACAGGCATGTGCGATCGGAAGCGGCACGGTAATGCGCTCCAGTTGGGCCTACCTCAGGACGCCGACTGCCGCACGATCAGCCGCCAGCCCAGCTCGGTGCATTCGGCGCTGTCGACCACGCCGCTGCGGCCCAGGTCGTCGGTCATCGTGTCGCCAGGCGCCAGCGCGAGCCAGTCAAGCGGCGGCAGCAGCACCGACCACACGGCCTGTGGCAGCGTCGTTGTGGTTGCCAGTTCAATCTGCCCCTTTGCGTCTTGCGTCGCCATCGCGGCCGGCCAGCCGGTCAGCACGCTGGACGCTGTGCTGGACGTCACGCCGCCATAGGAATTTGCCCCCGCGCTCACCGGCCCGGACGGGCGCTGGAAACTCAATTTCCGGAGCGTTTGCATGCACAATGGCGCCTGCATCGGCAGTTGTGCCGCCACGAACCAAATCGCGCCATCCGCGCGCACCAGGTAATCGCCGGGTTGCGTATAGGTAGCGTCGAACACACCCTCCCATAACGCTTCACCGTAGCCGCTTGCACGCACCGCCCTGATGCGCGGCCGGTTGAACGCGGCTGGTAGCTGCAGGTAACGGTTTGTCAGTCGCAGCGGATCGGTTGTATCGGTCGGCCGATAGGCATCCGTCTTCTCGCCAGTGGCCCGCGCTGCCATCCCCAGGCCGTGCCACACCTTGGCGCTCAGCGTGCGTTCGCGCATCACACCACCAGCACCACACCGCCGCTGCCCAGCGCCGGCCCGGGTGGAACGCCCATGAAACCGCATAGCCGCCGTCGCCAGTCGTCTAACAGTTTTGTGCGGTCTCGCACCTCGTCGCGGTTATGTGTCCACACCCCCGCCTGATCGGTATCAAGGTTCTCGGCAGCTTCGGTCACCGCCCGCTCGATCCCCGACAGTGCAGGCAGGTAATGCCGCACGACTGCCTCCTCCGATGCGGACAACCACAGCAGGCGGTATTCCAGCAGCCCATACACTTGGTAATAGCGCCATCCCTGCAGCAACCCGCCCACACCGTGCGCGGGATAGCCGCAGAAGCGGCGGATCTCGGTTTTCTCGGCCTCGCTGAACGCCATGTCCTCGCCCCCGTCCCACGAACGCCGAACGCCAGCGTCAACGGCGGACGGCGCTGCCTGCGCTGTCCGCCGTGGCCCGCCGTCAGCCGATATGCTCGATCATCACCGCCCGTTTGAAGGCGGCGTTGGTTGCGGTGGGTACCGTGGTCGGCGATGTCGTGGTGTCCGACGGAGTGCAGAACCCGCCGATCCAGTACCAGGACTGCGCGATGATCTGCTGCAGCCGGTCGATCGGCTCGCGCGTCACCATCGCCACCCCATCCACTACCGAGATGATGCTGTCCTTTGGCGCCACGTCGGCCGCCGCCAGCCCGGCATAGTCGCCTTCGATCAACGCTCCCCTGCCGCACACGATCGGGCGCCGCACCACCGCGCCGGCGAGAGTCGGATGCGCCTGCACATAGGCTTCGGTCGTCGGAATGAAGCGCAGCCCCAGGAAGTCGTTGATCATCCCCTTGCGAAACACCTGGTTAGCCGAGGTAGCGCCGATGAACAGTTGCCGGAAGTCATTATCCGCGAACAGTTGCCTCGCTGAGACGGGATCGACATAGCAGTTGAACACGCCATCGATCTCCGGCACCGCGTTCAACCGTAGCAGTGCCACCGCATTCAGCAGCGACGCCATGGTCAGCGTATCACTGGTCTGCAGCGCGGTGGTGTTGCTGCGCGCGTTCGGTCGCACCACCGCGCTCGCCGTGGCCGCCGTCACGGTGTTGAGTGCGGTCGCATCCGCCACTGTCACCGAGTTGGAAAAGGTCAGCGTGCCCGAGACGCCGCCCGGCGTGGTTGACACATTTACCGCGTCGACGCTCGTCCCCACCAAGGTGTAGACATCCGACCCGACCGTCACGGTCAGTGACGCGGACCCGCCCACCGGTGTCTGCACACCGTTGACGAACGTGGTTTGGAAGCCACGTACGTCGTCCACCGCCACCGTCGGTCCGGGCGATGGTAGCGTGGTGCGCACCCACGTGTTGCCACCGAAATACGCGGCGAACAATGCGTTGCGCGCCAGCTCGTCCAGGCTGCGCGCAGCCTGCTCACCATTTGTCGCCGCGTTCAGCAGGAACTGGCTAGCGATGCCCACGCGGCTGGTCACCATGTTCAGATCTGTGGTGGCCGCGTAATGGTTAATCGTAATGGTGTACTGTTCTACACTGAAGGTCTGCGGCGTCAGCCCGTTGTCGAGGTTGGTGTTGGT